CTCGTGCTTTACATTTCTTTCTTGGTGCTTTCCCCGTGGTTGGCATATGGCTTACCTCCATGGGAATCAGCACTATGGCATTCAACCTTAATGGTTTTAACTTTAACCAGTCAGTAGTTGATGCTAATGGTAAAGTAATTCCTACATGGGCTGACGTCTTGAACAGACAAAGTTTAGGTATGGAAGTAATGCACGAGCGTAATGCTCACAACTTCCCACTAGATTTAGCAGCGACTGAATCGCATGTGGCTTTATCCGCACCAACAATAGGTTAATGAATCCAGAATTGTTCTTAATGTTTCCCACCCCTATCATAAAGTTCAGGCTTGATAAGCATCAAGAACATAAGGAAACATACGTTCCCAAGTTACTTGAGTTTTTTAACTCTCGTACTGGGAACCCCTCACACTTTGCACATCGTCACGAGAACTCTTATCTATTAATGTACGATGACTCTCATCTAGACATTGAAGATAAACAATTAGATGATGCGTGTATTGAGTACCTGAACTATCTATCAGGTAGTAACTATACAGGGTATGGAAGAAAGTCATGGTTTGGAGTCCATACTCCAGAGATGCACATACAATCTCATACTCATGCTGGCGCAGTATTTTCTGGTGTATATTATTTACAGTTTAATCCAGAGTATGATTACCCTACTACATTTAACAGCCCTATAGAAATGCAAATAGATAACTGGGGTGGTGGTAGGTTTGAATCACAAAACTCAGTTCTAGCACCGGCAACCTTTCCTAACGCTTTAGATATAAAAGAAGGAGATGTAGTTTTATTTCCTGCTTGGCTGTCACATTATGCGCCATGCTCTAGACCGGGAGGACAAGAGAGAATGACGTATGTATTCAATACGTATTTACCAAATGAAACATCAAACAGATAAGATGCGTGCAAGCATCACCTACTATGCACCAGAGAAAAGTCAAGAAGAAAAGAAAGAAACTGATAAAGAACTTTCTGATAATTCTGACGACGATAACTAACATCTTTATTATTTCAGGTGTCAGTAGACACTGGCACACCAACCACCATGAAAATAATAGACAACTTCATTACAAATGAAGAAGCAGATATTCTAAGAAACTATGTATTAGATAACGAAGACACAGTAAAAGGAATGGGACCTGATTTATACGAAGGTACTAAAAATGATTCTCTTACTGGTCGTTGGTATTTATATAATTGGTTAAGCTCAAGTACGTGTGGTTCTATACTAATACCAAAACTAACTAAAGAGTTCCCTAATCTATACATAAGGTTATGGGCAAATGTCTTTAGAAAAGGAGAAGGGATAGCTCGACACCATCACGATCAAGAGTATAGATTATCTGGAAACTTGTATCTTGGTGGACCAGATACTGCAACGTATTATGAAGGGACCGGACCAGTCCAGAACAAAACTGGTACGCTCACTATTTTTGATGCCCGGGTTTATCACTGGGTAAAACCAAACGAAACAGAAACACCACGAGTTAGTATGGCATTCGATGTAAAAGATTGGAATGCTTTGAATAGCTACTACACGCATACGTTCATCCCGTTAGGGACGCATGAGAACTAACCATGGAACGGGGGTTAGTATATGGAGATAGCTATGAAAGTTACTTTCGTATATCGTGGCGTTGCTTACACAAGAGTAATCAAGTAGATCACAGGGGAGGAGCATTACCTCCCTACTCAATCTGGCTAAAGCCCTCCGAGGAGGATACCTTTATGCCGTCGACGGTGGGAAAAGACCACAATCTCAATGAGTCCAATTAAGACTCCTACAATTCTAGGCTAGAAGACGATACATAATACCCTTACATTTTAAGAAAAATCAATGGCTAACGTTCATCAGTCATCTGATTTAACTACCTCGCTAACACGCCAAGGTCAGTTAAACTCAGCCGGTGACGCTAGAGCACTTTACCTTAAATTGTTCAGTGGAGAAATGTTCAAAGGATTCCAGCACGAGACAATCGCTCGTGACATGGTGATGAAGAGAACACTTAAGAACGGAAAGAGTTTACAGTTCATTTATACTGGACGTACAACTGCCGAGTTCCATACTCCCGGAAACAGCATCTTAGGTAACAGTGACGGTGCACCTCCAGTCGCAGAAAAAACAGTGACTTGCGACGACCTATTAATCTCATCCGCATTCGTTTATGAATTAGATGAGACACTTGCACACTATGAATTACGCGGAGAAATCTCTCGTAAGATCGGTTACGCACTTGCAGAAAAGTATGACCGTCTCGTATTCAGAGCAATCACTAAAGGTGCAAGACAGGCTTCTCCTGTAGCAAAGACAAACTTCAAAGAGCCCGGTGGTACACAGATCAGAGTTGGTACAACAACAAATGATTCTGATGCTTACTCATCTACTGCTCTTGTAAATGCTTTCTATGATGCAGCAGCAGCTATGGACGAGAAAGGAGTATCTTCTCAAGGAAGAGTATCCGTTCTTAACCCAAGACAGTACTATGCTCTTATCCAAGAAGCTGGTACAAACGGACTTATCAACAGAGACGTACAAGGTACAGCACTTCAGTCAGGTAACGGAGTAGTTGAAATTGCAGGCATCAAGATCTACAAGTCAATGAACATTCCTTTCCTAGCTAAGCACGGTGTAGCTTATGGCGGAACTACAGGTAAGACATCTCCTTCAAACTTAGGAGATCACGTCGGCACAGCAATGGGCGACGCAAGAAAGTCTGTAACAGGACTTAACAACAACTACGGTAACAGCACAGACTTTGCTAAATCTTGTGGATTAATCTTCCAGAAAGAAGCAGCAGCAGTTGTAGAAGCTATCGGACCACAGGTTCAGGTAACTTCAGGTGACGTTTCAGTAGTTTACCAAGGTGACGTAATCCTTGGAAGACTAGCTATGGGTGCAGACTTCCTAAACCCAGCAGCAGCCGTTGAACTATACGTTGGAGCTTCAGCACCAGCAGCGTTCGGTACATCATACCCAGAGAACGGTTAATTTATACACGTTATCGGGAGCTTCGGCTCCCTTTTTTTTATGGCTATTCAAATAAGCACCGATACCGAACTATCCGCAGTGAACTCTATCTTGGGTAGCATTGGTCAATCTCCTGTTACTAACATTACAGGCGACGCATTACTTAATCCAGAGATAGCATTCGTTGTTAACTTACTTGGTGAAGTTAATAAGGATGTGCAATCTATAGGCTGGACATTTAACTCAGAGTACAGAGTAAAAAAATCTCCTGATGCAAATGGTAACTATCCAGTACCAACTAATGCAATCATGTATGATATTAGTGATGGTCAGGTTGACAGACAAACTAATGTAGTACAAAGAGATGGCAAAATGTATGACATAATACGTCAGTCAGATGTATTTACTACAGATTATTATTTTGATTCCGTTGTACTACTACCATTTACAGATGTACCATCACCAATACAAAGGTACATAATTGCTAGAGCCTCTATGAGAGCAGCTACACAGATTGTATCTAATGCTGATCTAGTTAAGTTACTACAAGTAGAAGAGGCACAGGCTAGAGCAAATGCTATGGAATTTGAAACAGAACAAGGTGACCATAACTTTATGGGTTTCCCTGATGACACAAGATACAGAGCTTATCAACCTTACAAAGCATTAATTAGATAATGGCAAACATAACACAAACTATACGTAGCCTCAACGGTGGTATATCACAACAACCTGACGAACAAAAGATTCCCGGTCAGGTAAAAGACATGCTAAATGCAGTACCTGATGTAACTCAAGGATTGTTAAAGAGACCGGCTGGTAGGTTTGTGTCAACATTAACTAACTCTACTGCTGACGGTAAATGGTTTCATTATTACAGAGACGAGAACGAACAATATATAGGACAAGTTAGAAGATCTGGTGTAGTAAAAATGTGGGCTTGCGAACAGGTATTAGACCCTGCTACCGGGAACGTTGTACACCAAGCCGGAGCTGAAGTAAATGTAGTTGACGTTACTTCAGGAAGTGGTGCTGGTAAATATCTATACCACACAGGTGATGAAGATATACAGACACTAACTCTTAATGATTTTACTTACATAAATAATAGGACTAAAACTCCTGCAATGCTTACAGGTGCTAGTGATTTAAAACCTTTAGGTAATTATTTAAAAGAAGTATTTATTGATTTAAAAAGTATATCATATGCAAAACAGTATTCTGTAAATTTATTTGACAGTACAGACCCTGCTGATTTATCTACAGTCAGGACTGCTACACGTATTAGAGTGGACATGGTTAAGTCCAGTAATAACTACTGTGATTCTAACGGAAACATGGTTGCACAAGGTAGTAGAAAAAGTCAGACTCATAGATGTGATGATACAGCCGGAGATAGTAGAGACGCTTATGCTCCTAACGTAGGTACTAAAATATTTAACGTAGGTTCTGGTACAACATACACAGATACGGGAGCTACATATACTGACTCGACACATACGATTAATATCAACGGTAACAACTCCTCTGGTAGATCAAACCTTTATTTCCGTATAGCTACAACTGGACAGTCAGTACCTTTTACCACTGGTAGTGGACAGAACCAGACAACTACATATCAGGCTAGATATACAACAACATACGACCTACTACATGGTGGTGAAGGTTGGCACGAAAATGACACGTTTGATGTGTTTATGAAGAATGCTATCTATACAGTTACTATAGAAAAAGTTAGTGTAGCTAAAGTACAAGCTAACCTAGCATTAGTCAGACCACAACCAACACCGTTTGACACAGAGACAACAATTACTGCTGAGAGTATCTTAGGTGATATCAGAAAAGGTATAACTGGCAGTCCTACAGCTACCACTGGTAACGGATTTACTGTTACACAGATTGGTACGGGATTACATGTAAGTAGAACTACAAACTTCAATGGCTCTACTCCTGTAGGAGAGTTGTTAAATGTAGTAGCTGGTAAAGTTAATGATGCTGGTGATCTACCTTCACAATGTAAACATGGAATGGTAGTGGAGGTAGTTAATAGCTCTGCTGATGAAGACAATTATTTTGTAGAGTTTGAAGGTAACAATGGTAAAGATGGAGAGGGTTCATGGGTAGAATGTGCTAAACCCGGTAGAGCTGACAAGATAGACAAAACAACTATGCCTGTTGTCTTGATAAGAACTGAGAATGCAGAGTTTAGATTAACAGAATTAGATGGTTCTACATATACCATTGGGGGAGTAACACAACCAGAGGTTCCAAAATGGGATGATGCTTTAGTAGGTGACACAGATACAAACCCTGAACCAGAGTTTATTGGTCGACCTATAAATAAGATGTGTTTCTTTAGAAATAGATTCACTATGTTGGCTGATGAATTTATAGTCATGTCCCGTCCGGGAGACTTTACTAACTTCTTTAACAAGTCAGCAATACAATTTGTTGGTAGTGACCCTATAAATATATCAGCTAGTTCTCCCTATCCTGCTACGTTGTTTGATGCAATAGAGGTGAACACTGGTTTAGTGTTATTTTCTAAAGCTCAGCAATTTATGCTGACCACAGATAGTGATACCTTTAGCCCACTTACAGCTAAGATAAATGCTCTATCTACCTACAACTTTAACTTCCAAACTAACCCTATATCTCTAGGTACTACAATAGGTTTCCTAGATAATGCTGGTAAGTTCTCTCGTTTCTATGAAATGACTAGAATCTTACGAGAGGGTGAGCCACAGATAGTAGAGCAGAGTGCAGTAGTTTCTAGATTATTTGAAAAAGATTTAAAAACTATTAGTAATTCTAGAGAAAACCAGATTGTATTATTTAGTGAAGATAACTCTTCTACCTTATATGGGTACAGATATTTCAACCAAATTGAAGAAAGAAGTTTAGCTTCGTGGTTTAGATGGACCTTACCGGGTACAATTAAATACCATTGTATGCAAGATGACTCTTTGTTTGTTGTAATACAAAATGGTAGTCAACGAGAGCTATTGAAATTTACTATTAAGATGGATGCTAACACTGTTACTCTCAACGATAACAGAGTGCATCTGGACTACTTAATGCCAGTAGCATCTCTACCAGCTAGTGCTTATAGTGGTGGTAATACTACATTTACAAAACCTACTGGTTTAAATGGTGTAGGACAACTAGCAGTATATGACATAGATGATACAGCTACTCCAGCAGTAGCCATAGGTAACTATGCAGAGGCGACAGTCGATAATAATGGTAAAGTAGTAATACCCGGGAACTGGACAGGTCAGGCTTTTTATATTGGTTATTTATATACTATGTCAATAACTATACCTACTATCTATTACACACAGAGAGAAGGTGAAAAATTTATAGCTGACACTAGAGCTAATACTATTTTACATAGAGTTAAACTTGGATTTGGTCCGGTAGGTTTCTATCAGATTGAACTACAGAGAACTGGTAAACCAACTTGGAACGAAGAGTACGAAGTTACACCAGCTAACACTGTTACAGCTAACAGTCCCGGAGTGTTTGATGATAATATATTAAGGACAGTACCTATATATGATAGAAATACAAACGCTACTTTAATAGTTAAATCTACTCACCCATCTCCTGCCACATTACATACGCTAACGTGGGAAGGAATTTACAATAACAATTTTTATCAGCGTGTCTAAATACATTCACCCAGCAACATTGGAAGCTGCCTTACAGGTGGCTTCTAATTTATTACCCGATGACCGTAGAGAGGTTACTGAAGGTCATGGACATGACCCTGAAAATGCACTGGTAGTTGGTATCAACAACTGCGATTCAGTGTACTTTAAGGTACCTAACGGAAAGATAGCAGGCATGGCAGGCGTCCATAGTAATGGACAGATCTGGATGTTATGCACAGATGCTATCTACGATTATCCTCATACCTTTGCTCGTGAAGCTAAACGGTATGTGAACGCAAGAACAGAAAAGTTACTGTGGAACATTGTCGACGAAAGAAACAGTGTCCATTTAAAGTTACTTAGGTTTTTAGGGTTTAAATTTTTAAGAAGATTTCCCTACGGACCAAACAATTTATCCTTTATAGAGTTTGCCCGTGTGCAGTCCAGCAGCGATAGGACCAGCAGTATCCGCAATAGGCGGAGCAGCTCAAGCGTCCGCAAATAACGCGCATAAGCGCAAAATGTATCAGCATCAACTTAAGGTAAGAGAACGTAAGTGGATGCAAACAAGAAGTACTTATCAATCTAAGAAAGTACAGTTCGAGCAAGAAGTTGATCTAGCAAATATAGCAGCTCAACGTGCATATACAAGAACACAAATACAATTAAATAATGCTAGGTCCATGGCTATCCTCCAGAACCAAGAAGACTTTAAGAAGATGTTACAAAACGAAGGTAACATTGAAACCTCTGCTGCCGAACGTGGTGTCAGTGGTAAGTCTGTAGCTAGGTTGTTATTACAAAACAAAGCTAACTTTGGCATAGGGCAAGCTATGAGATCTAGAGCTTTAGCAACAGCTAGATATGATGCTAAAGAAGCTATGGGAGATGTCAGAAGACAGCTTAAGACACAGCTCAATAGATCATTTGGTAAGGTAGCTATAGCACCTGTACCAGACTTTGCACCCCCACCACCACAGATGGAGAACGTAGGTTTAACATTAATGATGGGTATGGGACAAGCATTAGGTGCTGGTCTAGAAGGTATGCCTAAGAATACTATGGGTCCCGGAGGAGGTTTACAAAACCAAGCAATAACTCCACCATCAGCTATAGATTATGGCAACACTGTACCAGCAGGAAGCTTTGGTATAGGCAGTCAAGCTACTGATTTGTATGTTGGTATGCCTAGCAACCCTTCTTATGGTTTTCAATTATATAGATAATTATGATTCCACAGTATAATATTACGGGTCAGTCAGTTACCCCTGAAGAAATCGTGGACATCATTCCCGAACAGGAAAAATCTGACAGAGAAATACAAGCAAACGAAGAAAAGTATTTTAGACAATTACAAGAAGTAGGTGAAGATAAGCTAAGAAATGATGCTAAAATGTATCAAGGATTAGCTGATCTTTCTTCTACCTTTGGTAATTATTTACAGAAAAAACAAGAAAAATATAGACAAGATAGAGAAGCAGAAATAGCTTTAGATATCCTTACTAGAGGTGTAAGTCCAGAACTAGAAGCACAGTTTAGAGGAGACAGAGAGAAGCTATTTGAAGATGATCTAGCTACACAAGAGTTTGCATCTAAACTAGAAGCCGAAACCGGTGACAGTATCACCGCTAATGAATTTCGTAAGATGGCTGGCTGGGAAAGGTATATGGTTGCAGAGCAGTATGCCCTACAAAAAGCTAAAGACTACGATCAATACGTATATCAGGCTTACGAGACTACAAAGATAGAAGTATTTAGAAATGGTGAACGTGTAGAAGTTGGACATATGGACAACCTATCACCACAAGAACAGGCAGCTTTAGATGAAAAGATAAAGTTTGAGTATGCTAGACAGTTTGCAGGATTAAACCCAGCAATGGTAGCTACTGTTGTTAAGCCAGAGATAGATAAGTTTGACGATGCTAGACGTAAAAAACAAGCTGTAGAAAGAGAAGCTAACTACCAGACAGAGGTAGCAGCTTCTGACAGCAGAATGATACAGACTGGATTTGTGACTGCTAACCCAGCAGAAGGGCATCAGCTCGCACATGATTGGGCTGCTAGATATGCAGCTAGAAACAGAACAACTATAAGTGCTGGTAGAAGAGCATTTAAAGAAAATCTAGTTAATCTAGTTAGTCAGAATGTCATCACCTATCCAGAAGCTATGTCTGTAGTTAATCACGAAATAACAGCTCGTGATGGTTCTACTAAGACTATGGGTTCTTGGAAAGAATGGAGTGGTTTAGAAGGAGAACTAGCTGGTGCTGCTAAATTAGGTAGTGCTGCTAGAGAAGAAGCAAAAGAAGCTGATATAGCTGCTGACTTACAAGTTATAAGATCTTTAGAAAATCCTACTAACGAACAGAAAGCACAGATGTATGCGTTATATAAAAATAAGTATGATGGATATGTACCTATAGAATTATCAGATGCGTTGAAAGGACACTTACCTGACGATGTGGCAGAAGATATGATTGCAAACTCTATACGCTTCCAAGGTGGTGTGTATGATTTTGAAATGGAAAATGTAAGTACTGAAGTCTTTAACAAATACAAAGATAAGATACTTACTTCAGGTGCACTCGTACCGGGAACAGATCTACATGACACAGCAGCTAAATATCTAAAGGCATACACTGACCAAGGTACAGGAGATACATTTGGAAGTACAGAAACTGCTTCAGTAGAGTGGCTAAATTTATATGCTGGTCTAGAAGAAGTATTTAATAACGCTTACAAACAAGCTACTGTCAGAGATGGTCAGACTGTAGGTAGACCTGAAGATGGTATGAGAGCTGGTCAAGCTGCTGTAGAAAAAGTATTAAGTAATGAGAGAACAGTGGATGCTATGATGAATCCTAGTCTGGACCCATCAGATAATACATATAGCAGAAGTATTCAGAAAGGTATGACTCAATCTGCTAATGGTCAGTGGAGAAAACAAAAAATCAATGCAGATCAAAATTCACAGAGAGAGTTATTGATGTGGAGTAAGACTCCATTAAAACAGTCTAGAGATATACCAGATTATTATCGTGACTTAGCAATGAGAATAGGAGTTAATCCTATTGACTTAGCTAACCAACAACTACAGTTTTATACAGACGATCAGGTAGATACAAAACCTCAAGAAAATAAATATAACGATAAAATATTAAATCTTATTTACAAATTCCCTACACGTTCTCGTATAACAAGAGCAAGACTTGAAGACGAAGGACAGGGTGAACAGAACGTAAAAACTTCTATTTATAACAAAAAAGGCTTAAT